AATGTAGGTGAGTGCTCCCTTGTGCTTGAGCCACTCACGTGCCGCATGTGGTGCTGCGATGTCAGGGTCGAGGCCTCCGAACTTTGATGTGAAGTCCGTGAAGTTGCCCACTGTGACGGGCACGAATGCCGGACCCTTCTCAGCGGGACCGATGAGTCCAGCAGGGGTTCCCTGCGGTCCGGCTGCGCCGGCAATAAGCTCGATCTCCTGCTCGAAGAATCCCGGCGAGAGGAATGTCTGTTCGGCCATTAGAATCTCCTGATTTCAGTGACGTTCATAACTATTCTTTCACGGGACGAGATTCATCCGTTTCTTTTTACGTTGATCAATTGGTCAATAACGATGACTTCTTCGCCCTTCGATGGAACACTTTCCACGACTGTTACCTGGACTGTTCCTTCCTTTCCTGTGTATGGATCGACTTCATAGGTCTTCACAAACTGCCTCTTCCTGAGTTGCTGCTGGTTTCCTACAGCAGATGACTCGTTCTTACTGCTGAGTTTGCCATTCGTCAACTCTTCGGCCCTTAGAATGGGGTCGACGCCTATCTCTCCTACGACTAGTGGATCTTCAACACGCATTATATCATTCAGTATGTAACCACCTGGACCGCCGGTTGGTATTGTGCTACCCACATTTGTTGTAGATTCTTCACCAGAGAACGTCACTTGTGGAGCAGAAAGATACTTCCTCGTACCGTTTGAGGAACCTGGGAACTTTGGAAGAATGAGGTAACCAGGAACCTCAGCCGTGAGTGTGATCTTGATAAGCCTCTCTGAGTCGGAGGAGTCTGAGAAGTTATTATCCTGACTCACCGATGGGTCAAAGTAAGCAACGAACCAGTAGCCTTTCTTTGAGGTTATCTTGATCGTCTTGTTGCCGGGCTGGATATAGGCACCCATTATGGCAGAGAGAAAGTCGTTCGACTGCTGGACATACTGGCACCACAGCGTCACTTCGTACTTTAGAGTGAAGTACTTCGGTGATGGAATAACAAAGATCTCGTAGATGTTGGGTCCCAGGTCATTGATGAGGCTCCTGCCTGTTGCAGCATAGTAGTCCTTTGCCCTAGCACCGTCGCCTGTCTTTGAGTTTTGTGCATTCCTAAAATTGCCAGCGTTGATCATGTTCTGGTAGACCGGGTCTTGCTTGGAGACCCTCTTCCTCACGACGGTCTCATTGATGTGACCGTATCCCGTGTGCTTTGATGAATCCTGCTCGATTCCGGACCTTGTAATCGATATGATAGGCAGGATGAGCGCTCCATTCTTGTCTCGAAATGGTTCACGTTTTGAAGCAACTGAAAAACGTTCACCAGTAGCGAATATGACAGGAATCCTGCGCTGTTCGGCCGACTCCTTTGTCACCCTGTAGAAGAGTGGTAGGACCTCATTGAATAGGTCAAAGAACGCGCGATCAACATCCTCGGGGCCGCAGGAAGGTATTGCAAAGTCATCAGCAGCGGGGCCTTCGTAGCCTGACTGGAAGGTTCCCTGGGTTATCCTCGATTTATCGTATCTCGTGGCCATATTAGCTATCATCCCCATAGAACGATGAACTCACGCCATCACGCAGTACATTCTGTGGACCTCCGATTGGACTGTCCAAGGTTCCATTTTGCACCAACTGGCGGACATCGTTGGTTGGGCCTGCTGCGTTCTCTTCGAATCCCCTCTGCTGGTTGAACTCTTCTTGAACTGAACCTGGGTCTGTGTACTTCTCGTCTGTTGGGCCGATGGGTTTCTTGTCGATGAGTCCCTTCCTGGCGTACTGTCCTATGAGCTTGTAACCGGTCACGTGCTCTACTTGACCGAATATCTTTGAGATAGGAATGTCCTGTGAAATCTCATAGAAGGATGACCCGTAGGAAAAGTAGTCACCCACCCTCACTATGATGTTCTTGTCAAGGAGGTCACGATAGTGAACCGAGACGGTCACCGTGTTGGTCAGGTCAACACCGAAGTTGGTGGTTCTCATTTGGGCTTCACCCCACTCGACCAAGGCCTCAATCTCAATAGGCGGGTCAAAGACCTTTTCTGTAGCCTCACGATAGACATCATGAGTGTTAGAGAGTTCTTCCCTTACCCTGTAGTAGTAGATTTTCTGGCCTGCAACATCCTTGATGACCTCTTTCGTGAGGTCAGAGATGAGATCAAGCTCTCTTGGCGTGATGAACAGCCTTGCCATGATTCACCTCAACCGACGGTGATGGCCTTACCGATGGGAATCGGTATGGCCCTGAGTGTCTTCTGTAGATTGTCGACCTGCGTTGCCTGGCTCTCGACAAGCTTGTCATAAGTGAGAGTGTCAAGGAGCTCTCGAAGTTCCGTTCTAAGCTTGTCCTTCTCCTCTCTGCCCTGTGAAACAAGATCGCTTCCATTGAGCTGTACCTCGCCACCGGGAATTGGAACACTACCAAACTTAGACCGAACCAACCCCAACACCTCCTTGCAAAGTGCAAGCGTGTACTGCCTCGTCCACTGTCTGCCTATCGAGTTGATCTTTGAGTAGGTAAGGTTCCCAAAAGGAAGGTTCTGTATGCCATTGACGCCGTAGCTTGTTGGATCGTTAAAGGCTGGAAAGTAGGGGTCGTTCTCGAATCCGACCCTGACCCACACGCGTGGGTTGATACTGTCTACTGTCACCGGCTTTGGGAACAGTCGCAAATTTCTTCCGATCACCTGGTAAGAGTAGTTTGACCTTCTTACCTGGTTTGAGATCTTCATCTGTCCACCCCTGAGGACATCCTCAAAGACAGGCAGGACATAGAAGACGGTCTCAGGTGTGAAAGACTCAAAACTGAACTCGTTGTTCAGATAGTTGATGGCGGAAGTCGTGTCAAAAAACCTGTAAGCTGCCTGGGGTGAGAAGTGCATCACCTCAAAGATTCTCATCTTTCCCCTGCTGGGGTTCAATGAGGAAGAAACTATCGGAACGTTGTTACCGTCGACAAGGTCTGTGTACAGGTCATAGTCCTGCTTTCCAAGCTCTAACTTAATCGAACCAGAGACCGTGTTGTACGAACCACCCAGGCCTGCATGTGTGATGTATGGGCTTGCCATTCGTAGGGCAAACTCAAGGGTCTGGGTTGGGAACCTGTTCTCACCACCTGTAAGGGAACCCGTTGATGTTCCCATTAGGTTAGAGAGCTGTGATTTTGCCTGTATCTGGTTGACTATTGCACCATACTCGCAGAACGCCTCCTCGAAACATGCCCACACCTGCTTTGAAGTTAGTTCAACAGATAGGACATCGTCTCCAAGACGCCTCTTCACGAATGTGACAATTGAATCCGCCTCGGTTTGAAATTCCGAGTCGGAGTCAAAGAAACCGAAGGGTGTTGGTGCTAGCGTGGTTACAAAGCTCGCCATCTTATCTCCCCATCCTAACTATTGAGGACGGGGAGATTTTTACGATAAGGCTCAACCCTTTGTGAGACCTGCAAGCCTGAGCCAGCGCTCCATGACAAGCTTGTCGCTCTTTCTCAGTGACTCTTCCTTCTTGTCCTTTGCATCGAAGGGCTTGTTTACATTGAACTTTCCAGCATCAAGTCCTGCGTAGATCGCACTCTTCACGGTCTTCTTGTCACCCAGGGTCTCGTGATCAAACTGTGGCATGTCGGCACGAGCAGGGGCATTTGGGTTGGAAGGAAGTGTTGAGAGGTTGTTTGCGACCGTGTCTGCGATTGCATCCCTAACCTTATCGGTTGAGTCTCCAACCTTAAAGCCAGCCCATGCTGCAATTTCACTGTCATCTGCACAGGCTTTTAGCATCTCATCATTAAGGAGGGGTCCTGGTGCCTTCTTATCAGTCTGCTTTCCAACATTGTCAAGAATCATCTTCTTGATCGTGTCCTTTTCCTTACCAAGAATGTTGTAGGGTATGGGGTCATCAGCAGAGGGCTGCTTCAAATCCGCAGGCTTATAGGCGGCAATAGCGAGCTGCGCGGCGGCGAGCTTCTTATTAGTGTCACCTTTGAATCCCATGTCCTGTACACTGATCTTACCCTTTGGACCAACGATACCCCAGACTCCTGACCAGCGGTGGTGTCCGTCAAGGACCTCATTTCCCGCTACGCTGATTGCGCCTGGGGCTGTTGAGGTCTTGCTGGTAACCATCGCCTTTAGAGCCTGGTGACCACCAAGAGGAAATGCAACAGACTTCATTAGGTCAATCTCGTTCTGTGTGGGAATGAAGCCGTCAACTGCTAGGGACTCTTCCCCACTGATGCCAACGTTGTCATCATCAGCAATGTTGTCATGGTCACCCTGAAGGGCTGTCTTCAGTTCTTGCTTGTCAGGATAGTCATCAGCCAACTTTCTGACCGCTGCAGGGCCTGAGTTTGCTGCCTTTTTGATATCATCTTCAACGTCCTCAAAGAGGAGTGAAGAAAGTGATGGGCGCTTCAAGGTGCGCGCTTCATTGATCTTACGATTTCTTGTCGACCATGATGACATTGAGGAAACTCCTGACTGTAACTATATCACTAATTTTCGTCTTAAACAAGCGCGGCCACCCTTTCGGGTGGCCGCGACTTGGTTGCCTAACGGCTAGAACATCAGATGATGTTCATGTCGAGGCAGGTCACGGTGCCGTAGAAGTCGCTGCGGACCATCTTCTTGCCGTAACGAGTCATCACGCCCTTACGTGGGGTGAAGTCCTCGGGAGCGAAGATGGTGGGAGTGACAATCAGTGGGACGTAAGGTGCGTAGACGTAACCGGTCTCCAGGTATGAACCACCCTTGAAGCCGACGAGGACCTTGTTCCTGGGGAAGTATGGGTCCTTGTAGACTGTGAAGCGGTTGCTCAGGGTACCGATCTTCTCTGCACCGATCTGGAAGGGTGCTGCGACCTGGCCGCTGCCGTCCACCGAGTAGGCGGGGCGGTAGAGGATTGA